ACATCAGCCATAGGACGCGCACTGAGTAGCCTTGGCCTAGCTGGTGGCGAGTATGCCTCATCAAATGAGATGGATGCCGTCACGCGCAAATCTGAGGCGTTACAGACCACACCTACGCCAGCACCCACGCCACCACCACCAGCAACAGAAGAGAAATCTGATGAGCCTAACGAGTGGGAAGCGTTGCTGCGTGAGATTGATGTTAAGATGAAGAACACCAAAACACATAAAGATTTAAAAGACTTTATGAATGGCGGTCACTTCAAAGATAGAATGGCGGCTATGCAAGCTGCTGATCCGCATAAGTATAACATTGCAAGAGATATACTTGTGCGAATGAACACTAAACTCAAACCACAGGGGTAAATTATGAGAAGATATGAAAAAGTCTGTTCAATTCGTTTGTTCAAGAATGATGAAGGCAAAGCACCGTACAGCAATAACAAGTGGACACCTTACGTTGATGGTGCAAACGCTGATGTTACGTTTCGCGGGGATCAAACCTACAGTGTCAAAGGGTTCACCAATGATGATGGCTCAATAGGAGTTAGCATTAGCAGGGTTGTCGAGTATGAGGGCGGTGACAATCCAGCCGACAACGTATCGCAAGGCGGGTTCAAGCAAGTGGCTAATACAATCCAAGGCCAGTATCACCCTAAAGAATTAGACGATAGTGACGTACCGTTCTAAGAAAAAAGTCAAGCACGTTGATAACCGTAAAGTGACTTGCGATTATTGCCAGAGAGAAATGGCGTTACATGGCGGTCACTGGGTTGTCAATGGGGCTGGGCAGTTACTATGCTACAGTTCAAAGGAGAGTTGTTTTGACAAGGTGTTCAGAAATAGTAATAGAGAAAGGGATGCCGCCCAAGAAACTTACTAGGAAGGAAGTTCTGCAATCTTTGGAAATAGGGGATAGGATTTTTTGCAAAGATCATACTGAGTATGAAGGGATTAGGCGTACATTGTATTCATTAAACATGAAATACAGATCACAAAAGATAAGAAGGCCAGACCTAGCTGGCTATGGTTTTTATGTATGGAGAGTAGAATAGTGGAGTAAATAGGGGGGTTATGCCCCCTTATTTTTTTAGCAATCCCATTTACGCAAAGATTTATTAATACGGCTGTTAGGGTTACGCGCTGTTTTCTTACTGGTCAACTTCTTCTTCATGCCCTTCATTCTAGCACAGAAACTTTTACGCCTAGCAGCGGCCTTGGGTGACTTCTTAGCTTGCTTTGCCGACACAGGTGGCTTGAGGTTCATGCCCTGACGTTTAGCTGACGCTCTTCCTTTAGCGTTTAAACCGCCAGATTTGCTCTTGCCAGCCTTCCTTTGCCACGCAGGGGTCTTAGCCATCACTCAACGCCCTCATCCTGTCTACGAGCCTTCTAGCGCGATTAGGAACCTGTGTGTACCAACGGCTATCTACCATTTCGTCAGCGGCTTTATCCCAATCCTTTGCATCAACACCAGATTTCATGCCCTTAAAAGCACTAAGGCGAGGTCTACCCATGTTAAACATCATGTTAGCAATGATATGCTGGCACTCTTCTGGAAGCTCATCAAAGTCTGGATAAAGAACCTTGCACTCATCAACAGTAACGGCAATGTCCAGAGCAAATAACTGACGCACTCGCTCTTGCTCAACAACTGTACCGACAGGCTGACCATGTTCTTCATCGTTTTCAGTAATCAAGTGACCCACGCCGCAAGTTGGCAGTGCTAAATGATCCAAATACACCTCGTATTTGCACCCTTCATCTTCTGCAATTTCCTCACGCAAACGATCCTTGTTCATTACTTCTTCCGCTTCTTAGCAGTCTTTGCAGATTGCTTAAAGTTTTTTGCTGTAGGCGCACCCTTGCTTCCAGGCTTACGCATTTTCTCACCAGAGCCAGCAGCAATGCGCTTTTTCTTGGCATGGATGTTGGCATATAAACCTTTTTTCATTTTGTTAATCCTTTTGCTTTTTCAAAACTACGCATCCCGCCTAATCCCAATAAACCTAATAATACAGTCATAAGGCTATCCATGTCAAAAACAGGATAAGGTACAGCTTCTATCCCCATGTAGGCTGTCACTACATCCATAGTCGGGAACACTAAAAAGTGAGCAAACAAAGCTAGGCTACAGCACCAGCCAACGCTAGGCCGCCAGCCCGACACAAACAGATTTCTTGACTTGGCCTCTTCAGCATTTATCGCCAACTGGCCTTTCGCTAGTTCCTGTGCGTGGTTGTCTGCCATTGTCGCTAGATCGTGGGCTAACTTGTTCTTCTGATCCTTGTCCTCTATGAACTTGTCCAGTAATCCTGTCACTGGCCCTATCAACGCTTGCAACATTTTGCCTTCTCCTATTTGCTAAAGCCTGTGCCTTAGTTGTGTGATTGTGCATACCCCACATCATCTTGTTAACATCCCACCCGCTAGTTTCCGACACTCATATCTTACTGGCTTATGTGATTTCATATAACGATTAATATCACCAGCCATCTCTAACGCTCTGGCCTTACATCTAGCCTCAGTACCAAACCACTGCTGCCCTTCCAAGACCACACATTGATCCATGTTTGCTATAAAGCAAGCTGTCACCAAGGCTTGCCACATTACTTAGCCTCAAGCATTAGTTTTATTCTAGCTATTTCGATCTCTAATTTTTGCATTTTTTTAACTGTATCTTGTACAGATTTAGGCGGCTCAAAATCGTCTATCCAATTGTCGTTCTCTTCTACCTCGTGCATAGTCAACTCAAGATTGTATTCAAGGAAAGCAATACGTTCTACCAATCCAAAATAAACCCAGACAGATACGCCAGTAAAAGCAATCATGCTAATAAGATTGCGTAAAGGAATTGTAACCTCACTAGCCTCATTTAATCTTGTAGCTGCGTTCTTCATTTGGTTTCCCCCTTATGTTCATGCCCCATCCAGATGCCAAACACACCTGTCATCACGCCCATAACTACAGATACAAATGCTGACTGACTTGCAGTTGGTACATCTAATTCCATAAACCATTCAGCGCAACGCCATGACATAACCGTGGACGCAAGCATCATACATCTAGGCAAGACTTTCCATTTAAGAAACTGCTCAACACTAATCATATAACAATCGCCTTTGCTACACTGACCATCAGAAAAACAAACAAGCCTACTGCTATAACAATAATAGTTCCAACAAGAACAGCTTGTTTCATCATCTCTTCAAACTCTCTATCCTTTTGTATTTTCTTGCGTCTGACTATAGCCTCTGCTTCCTTGGCCTCTTGGATGCGCTTGGCTCTCTCAGCTATAATGCCAGCCCAAGTGCCATGACCGAACCGCATATCAACCATAGTTGCTACTTCTTGTAGCTTCTCGGCAGCCAGCCTAGCATCAATCATTTCTTTAGCTACAGTGTCGACACCAAACTGATCGCCTAAACCAGTGCCAGACTTCTTGGCCCTAGCTTGCTGCACCTGTTTCTCACCAGCAAACAGATCATCTATCTGGCTAGCTATCTGTCCTATGTCTTGAGCAGTGCTAATATTATCTTTAATAAATTTTACGGATTGCTGGACTAACGCAATACCAGTTAGCACTTCAGCAACTACCATGTCAGCCTCGCATTACAACGCTCAAAAGCAACAAGATCGTAGCCCCCGCAGTGCCGATCATAATGTGTTCAATGCGTTTAATACGGAGAATAGTCTCTTTAAACCGTTCAGCGCACACCGCCTCATGTGTATCAACCTGAGATTTTACAGATAAAACAGTTGGCTTTGCCATTAGATAGCATCAGGCCAGTCAGCGATCGGCGCATTGCCAGTTGGCTTGCCATCGCTATCAACAGGCACATCATACAACGCCATAAACGCAGCAAGGTCAGCCGCATTAGTTATAGCTGTACCAATACTATTGCTGGCGGTGCGTACAGCAGCCCTATACGTTGTGACTGTTGAAGGTACAGAGTAAGACTCAACCTCTGTTGCTTTGATGACTTGCCAGTCATAAGGTGCAAGCAGTCCAGCCGCTTGTGTTTTGGCTAGGGCTATGGCGTTAGACTTCAAACCAAGCGTAACAAGCTGCTTGCCAGTGATGGGGTCATTCACTGCTTTACCATCCTCATCAACTACATCAATGTCTGTGAGTGAGCGAGGGATTAACTTACCATCAGCATCACGCCCCCAGTAAAAACGGTTATCGTGGGCAGCAACCTCATCTTCCCATGTAAGACCTATGGCAGCTTTCTCATCTGCGCTGTAGTTGTTCCACACGGCAGGATATTGTGTGCCGTCATTATCCTTCCACGCCTTTCCAACTCTGATTATTCTTCCGCTATACTTCCACGGCATGTTAGTTTCTCCTATCGTGCATTAGCAAATTTGAAGGGTTGGGATGCAAAAGCGATATAAAGGTACGTTTCAGCGACATTGGGGTCGGCTGTTCTGTCTCTGTTTTTAAAGCCGTTAGACACTAAATCAAACATATTTACAGTGCCTTCAGCATTTGCATTATTTACTTCTATGTATTCATTATCAGGATTGTACCCAATACGTTTATCGTCAACTAGCAACCAGTCACTTGTTGAATCTACTGATTTCACTAGCAAGAAAGCAGGTCTGAATCCTGTGTAAACAAACGTGCCATCGTTATTTCCATTTCCTTCATAAGTACCGATTTTTGAGTAGCCTTCGACTGAGTGAAAACAGTAGGCTATAAAAGTATTAGTATTTCCATTTGTATTGCCCGATGTACCTACACTAAACACAGTGCTTGTTGGAAAAGTGCTATTAAAATGGTCTGCTTTGGTAGCCTCCGCAGCAGTCGATTGCAAATGCAAAACTTTAGTTGCAGCCGACAAAGATGTAGACTGAACAGACCACTGACCAGTGCCACTTCTTTCTTTGACAATAACAAGCTCAGGCGCAGTAGATAAGCCATGTGAAATAGTTCCGTTAGACCCTGTACCAGTATAACTAACAATACTGAACCCAGCCGTTGCGTTCACCTGACCAGAACTATCAATCGTGCCAACGCTTGTCGCTGAAGCATCGTTGCTAAATGCTGTTCCGGCAAGCCAGTTCCAAGCGACATAGGTATCAGAACTATCATTGACTGCATCATCGCCTGACCCACCAGAGGTAACAGAGAACCCATCAGTTACAAAGGCACTTAGGTAGCCCCCACCATTATCTGCGGTTTCAGCAGTGGTTCCTTCTGAAAACAAAGTTTTGTTTGCACCACGAATTGTGTCATTTAGTAGATGGCTTGTTGCTAAGTTTCTACTTCTTATCCAAACAAAGTCTGGGTCAAAGCCCACGCCTGTAATGCTGCGTCCATCGCTGCCATTGCCTGTCCACAGCACCGTATTGAAATTATCAGTTGCATCAATAATAGCTACGTCTGGCAAGTTCTGCGAACAAAGAGCAAGGTATCCGCTTGGCGGTGCGTAGGCAAAAGAGCCGTGACCGTTACCATCTGCGTTAGAGTTGGCTGTGGCAACACGGCCAGCAAAGCTGCTGTCTTGACCAAAGTTAAACCGATACGCCATATAGGTTTTACCGCTTGCGGTAGGGGTCATACCGTGGGTTTGCCAATCAGCTAAATCATCTAAGTTGTACGAACTGCCATAAGCTGAACCATTGCGGTACATCTGAAACGTGCCACCATCTAAGTCAACAGAGAAACCAAAGATGTCGTTGTTAGCCACTCCAGTCAGACCGCT